GTGACAACAGCATCCCAACACTGGCAGTCGATGCCCGTGCCAACATCTATTACAACAATGACTTCATCGAGTCGTTGACTGTGCCTCAGATTGTGTGGGGCTTGTGCCACGAGGTAGGCCACGTCATCGGCCAGCATGCAATCCGTAAGGGTGCTCGCAACCACAAGAAGTGGAACTACGCAGGCGATGCTTGGATTAACGACACACTCGACGACAGCAACGTAGGCCAACGTATCCCCAACACAGTCAACATGGCTGGCTCCAAAGACAAGACGACCGAGACTATCTATGACGAGTTGCCTGACGACCACGGTGACAACGGCTTAGGTGATGACGTTATCTATGGCATCGGTGCTGATGGTCAGGGCAAGCCGCTGACACCTGACGAGATCAAGGAGATCGAAGGCCAGATCAAAGTCGAGATCGCTGAGGCAGCGCAAGCAGCCAAGATGCGTGGCAAGCTGTCCGGTAAGCTAGCCGAGTTGGTTGCCAACTTGCTCGAGGTCAAGACTCCTTGGTATGAGATTCTCGAGAAGCATATGACTGCATGTGTCGCACAGGGTCAGAGCTGGCGTCGTCCTAACCGTCGCTTCGTTGACCACTATCTGCCAAGCGTAGACAAGTTGCCACAGATGGGTGAGCTTGTTGTTCAGGTCGACGTGTCTGGTTCTATCAGCAAGAAGGAGCTGGACTATTACAACGGTCACTTGTCCCGCATCATCGAGCAATGCCGCCCTGAGAAAGTTCATGTGTTGTACACCGACACTGAAGTCCAGAAGCACGTTGAGTTCGACTGTGGTGAAGCAGTTGGCCTCGAGTTCTACTCAGGTGGTGGCACTGACATGCCAGCAGGTTTCGACTTCTGTGCCAAGCAGGGTATCGAGCCTCAGGTGTTCGTGTGCTTGACTGACGGCTACACAGGCTTCGGCGAAGACCCCGGCTATCCAGTCGTGTGGTGTATCAGTAGCGATGTCGACGCACCATGGGGTGAGAACATTCACTTCGAGTTAGAGCAGTGACACACTGGGTAGCGACGCAAGAAGCTACTCGGGACACGGCTGGCTTCGTTCAATGGTATCTGTGTGATGAAGAGTATGACCGCAGAATCGTTGGCGAAGTCGTCTGTGTCAGTGATGAGCTCGGCACTTACTACGCAGACCTGTCCATGGGTAGAGGGCTTCGGTACTTCACTGATGTGGAGGAAGCCAAAGCATACCTGTGGACTCTCTACATCTTGGAGAAAGCATCATGCAACTAGAGTGGCGCACATTCATAAGAGACGGCATGCTTGGGGGCTGGCGGCTATACGACGTGGAGGACAGTACATGGTCTTCGTGGCGAATCTTGGCAACTGTGCACCTTGAGTTATGTGAGACCAAGCAACCAATGAAACTGTGGAGGTTCAAAGTGGAAAGTCTAGACAAAGGCCCAGTACGGCGGTTCGACACAGAGGACGAAGCTAAAGCGTTTGCTATCGCTATGGTGCGGCTATGAATTCTAGTTACGTATGGGACAGCGCAATCTATGACACCCAACGCTGGGAGTACCTACGAGTCACTGGCAACAGCAGACGCAAGGTCGGCGAGGTGCATAGAGTTTTTCGGGCGAGACGACACTTCGCCGACCGAGTGCATGACTACCAAGCATGGTCACACACCACGAAGCAGCGCATGGTGTTCGACACCAAGGACGAAGCCATAGCATGGGTAACAGCATGTGAAAGGATGGAGTGATGCAACTCGAATGGTTTGAGCACAGGGAATTTCAGTGGGTATGCTGCGAAGATGAAAGCAACATGGTACTCGCACAAGTCAAGCACACACCAATAGGCTGGAGATTGTCATGGAGGCCAAACAGCAAACGTGGTTTTAAGTGGCAAGAGAGCAATTGGCCCGACACTGAGCTCGAAGAAGCCAAGGCATGGGCAATCGCAATGATAAGGATGAGCCAATGAAGATGACCAGAGCAGAGAAGCGACGGCGCAAGATAGCCAAGCTAGTCGAGATGAAGCTCGATGGAGTTGAACCGCCTGACGGGTGGGGACGCATGAGCTATGACGACCTATTTCACTATCACCGGAACGTGTTGTTTGATCGAAGGCAAGCAAATTATTACGGCGCAAGCGTAACAGCCCAAGTCATGTACAAGAAAGCACAGGAACTTCAGATAGCAATGGACAAAGCAGTACTTGAGGAGATGATAAATGGCAAGACTAGCAAGTGAGATCGACCAACTTGAAAACGATCTTGAGGACGCAGGGTTTGAAATCAGTAGGTTAGAAAAAAAGATCAACACGCAGGACGACGAGATTGACGGATTGCAGAACGAGATCGGCAACCTCGAAGACCAAGCCACAGAGCTTCAAGACTACATCGACTGGATAGACGAGACATACCCTGAAGCAAGGATAGCGTATGAAGCAAAGCAACGACTCGACCAAGCAGCTTAGATGGTTCGCACCCGATGTGTTCCATCGAACTCTATACGAGGTCAATGTTGGGCATACGTTCAATAAAAGATTAGCCAGCATGGTCTACGTTGACGGAGGCATCCGAACCACAGTCAAGACACAGTCAGATATGAACTACGAATTACGCATACGGGCTATGTGTAAAGACATGGAACCCCAGATGCGCGAAGCAATCGCCAAATGGGTGGCAAAGAAACTTACTTAGGAGAAATTTAATGGGCGCACCACTTACTTACAAATGGGCACAAGCAATCTTCGATACACGTCGCAAGACCAGAGAGTACAAGGCATACAAGGCAGACACGCATCTCACTAAAGCAGATGACGGTACGTTCACATTCAAGTACGTGCAATTCAACTGGGAGCTGGACAAGAAGACCAACATGTACAAGCGTAGTGATGCACGCGACGCGACTCCATTGGTCAGCATCACACCAGATGACGTGGTGACTCTCCTTGCCCCCGAAGAAAAGGCATGGCCTAGTGTGCATCACATGACGATTCGCAATCGGCTGCAAGACATTACTGGGTTCGACGTCTTCTCCGACACGGCACACCACAGGAATAAGGATATGGCTATCCGAGTGTCGAGCCGCTTCTATGGCAAGCATGGGTGGACGAAGCAAGCGTGGTGCGCGAACACCAGCACCAAAACCATTCCCTATAAAGCAGGTACGCAGTTCCGCGCTGTCAGCACCAAGTTAGGCCTCGTCGAGTGCCTCAACCCACCTAAGGACGTAAAAAGAGTCGTGAAGAACGAAGCAATCCAAACCACCAAGGCGAACACCGCAGTCATCCGTAAGCTGGCCATGGTCATGGTGCGTGTTGGTTTTGACGAGCACATTGATAACAAGCTCAACCGTGGTTGGTACTCCCCTCCCATCGTCAAGCAGCTCAAGGACATTGACTACAAGAACCCAACGGGTGACGACGCAATGGCTGTGCTGGGGCATGGGATGCGTATGACGCTCAAGCCTGACACCCATGTGTGGAGGGATGGGTCGTATGTGGTTCGTACTGACGACGAGCTGCGCCGAATCATGCGTGAGCGGGTTCTTGAAAACGGCATGAAGGCACTGCGCAAACACATCTACGAAACAACTGAAGGTTATGACCACGTGGAGGCAGCATGAAAAAATAATCTATAGAACATACACACGTTTCCCGTATCATTCACACACTTACTGAAAGAAACCACCATGGCATACGTTGCAATTTCCAACGCGCTTATCAGCTCCACACAGAACAACATTATCAAGATGCGTGACAAAGAGCAGGATGCTGTCAAAGCACCTGCGGAGCGCCTGACTGTCCCATCCACAGACGCCAACCTCGAGCTCCTAGTCTGGGGGAACCATTTGCATCTACGTGACCAGATGCCAGAGGATTGGAAGAAGACATCCAATCGTGTCAATGCACGAATCGCTTACTCTGTTAACGCAGACACCAACTCTAGCTTCGAGTTCGTGTTCGAGACAGTTGACCCTATCGAAGTCCCTATTACCAAGCACGACTCCTACTACGGCCACAACATCACCGTTCCCGAGGACAGCCACTTGTTGCCCCCCATCGCTAAAGAAGCAGTCGCACACCGCAAGTTCTGCCTCGAGACTGACCTCAAGTGGAAAGAGATTAAGAGCCAAGTTGTTCAGTTCTTGGAGTCTGCTAAGTCTTTGAACGAAGCACTCAAGCTGTGGCCAGCTCTGTCTTTGTATATCAGCGATGAGTACATCGACCGAGTGAACAACAACCCCAAGCGCGAGAAGACGGCATCGAAGGCTGAAGAAATCATGGCGTCTATCTCAATCGACCAACTGACAGCAGCTGCTGTCGCATCCAAACTAACTGTATGAAAGACGACGAATGTCACTACTCACACTCGAAGAGCGAGCAGAAAGAATCTTTGGCTGCTACCACGTCACTGAAGAAGTACGGGCCCGCTATAAGCGGGACTGGATACGGAGTGTCGAAACCCTCGGAGCCAAGTGGCTCTTTGCCAAATACGCTGAGCGACTCACAGCCGAGCAACAAGGACTTAGAGCAGAGGATGGCACGTATCGAGTCACGCCTCGTGCAACTGATGATTCACCAAGGGCTTGACCCATACACAAAGGTATATGAACAATGGCCGAGTACTACCAACACATGAACCACTGCGATGCCAAGGGCTGCAAGTATGACGAGGCTGATGTATGCCCTGTCGTGCGCAACATCCGATTGGCTACCGGCAACATCCCAACACTAACTGAGGAGGCAACACCTATCATGCAACCAAGTCTGCGACAAGTCGGCGGCGATCACTACAAGAACATGGAAGTACAACCGTGGGATGTGGTGGATACATGGCCGCTCGAACAACAAGTCGGTGCATACCGCGCTGGCGCTTTGAAGTACGTAATGCGAATGGGGAGTAAAGATGAATCGATTCAAGAAATTGGCAAAGGTATTCACTACTTGGAAAAGCTCATCGAAGTCCTCAAGCGACGAGCTGAAGAAACATCATGATGACTACACGGACGCGATGGCGTATCTTAAGGAACGTGTCGCCTCGGAGGAATACAACAAGGCTCTTATGGCGAGGCACCCACTTATGAACGCAACAGCAGCAAACATGGCAGGACAAGCGGCAATCAGCAGTGGCCTATGGAGCCCAAACACGGGAGCAGGACTAGGTATGTCAGCAATTAACAACGCATGGCCGCAAACGCCTATGGCCCCCTTCGAGCCACACAAGGACACGACACGTATGTTCACAGTAGAGAAGGTTGATAACGGCTTCGTTCTCCGCAGTGGCAAGTACACAAAAATCTGCAATGACATGACTGATCTGTCTGCCCAATTCATTGCGATCATGGTCGAAGCACAACTGGACAAATGACATGGCTGATTTACAAACTGAAATATTCACAAAGGTGTTACCAAAAATGCAACAGCTCAACAACTTAACTTTCGACGACGGCCCCGATGCATCTACCGAGGTTGTAGTAATCGACGAAGGCCCTCCAGCATCGGAGACAGAACGCATATACCGATTCGTTCGAGACAACCCCGGCAGTCGTTCGTCGGTAGTGGCTGCTGGCTGCCCCGGCATTAGGGCTGATGGAGTATCTACTCGATTGAATCAACTCAGCAAGCGCGGTCTGATAAAGAAAGAGGGCCGCTACCCAGCGCTATACACAGCAACAGGCGCACCATACGTGGTCATGACTGAAGAGATGCGCATCTCCAACATGCTCAATGCTCGCAATCAACGCAAACACCTTGGCCGTAGTAAGAAGAAGCCTGTGCCTGAAGCACAAGCCGCACCAGTGGCAGCGCCCACACCAGCAATTCAAGTTACCCCCGTGGACTTGAACACACTCTCCATCGTGCAAGCTCGCAAGCTGTACGACGAACTCAAACAAATCTTTGGAGCTTAATATGCATAACTACTATGCTCAGTCAAATATCACAGAGACGATCAACGGCAGCTACGGGCACCAGATCGTGGTTAACCCACAGGCGCTTTCAAACTTCAAGACTGCTATCGAAACACAAGTCATAGCGTTGACCTCTGAAGTTCAGAATCTGAAGAACCACGCTAATTGGATTGAGCCACGCCTCAACGATTACCACAAGTTCATGGAGTGGATGCAACGCGTTCACCCTGACGTCATCACTGCGTACACACAGGCAACCAAAGTTGAGAAGGTACTTGATAAGGCAAACGATGAGTGGATTTACCCACAAGCAGAGGCTTCAGCATGAGGTGGCTCAAACGAAAACTCCGCAACTGGTTGAACTCGGATGAAATTAGCATCGCTGAAGACCGACCATACGCTTCGACTGCACCCCATCACAACATGGGCGAGACACAAACGTCTGTGCAAATGTTTCGAGCAATGAACGGTACGGTGCTTGTATTGCACAGCCAGAACACGGCAATGGCTAAAAACTTAGTCGGTAGCCGACAGGCCGGGCCAACCATGTACGTCCTCAAAGAAGGTGAGAGTGTCAACGATGCTGTCGCCACGTTGTTAGTCAAAGCAAGATTGGATTCAATGTGATGTACGGCCTTATCTACCTCTTCTTGCGGTTCACCGCTATCGGTTCGTTCTTCATGGCTCTGTACTCGATGACGTACCTGACTCTTGGTTATGCAATGGTCTACATGCTCATTGCTATCTTCATGCAACTCCAAGCTATGGACATACGAAGTGCGAAAACGCAGCCGCTATAAGCCTAAGGGCGTACGACTTGATGTGATGTCATGGGTGCAATCGGGGATGAAACCGTTCACGGAAATCTCTGTTGGCACTGATGTGCGCATCAAGAACCATATCGCTCTAGAGCAGCTCCGCATGGGGCTGGCCAACAAAGAAGACATTGACATTCTGGTGGGTGCCTTCAACATGATGGAAGGTTTTGCCCGCATGGGTATCGGTGTCGACTGGTCAACTGAGATCAGAGAAGGGCAAGATGCTTTACTATCCATAGCTCGGCGTGGGGTGCAGCGGGATATGAAGTTCGTGTCTACTGGCCCTGAGCTCAAAGCGGTCAACCTTGCCATGGAAATTCACGATGCTCAATTGGATAACTGCACTGTTCGTCAGCTTGAACAAGCGCTGGACATCGTCAAAGAAGACATCATCTACAAGAGAGCGAGAGCAATCAATGCAGCCTAAGACAGTCATTGTGGCCAGTGCCCCTTGGCCATTCCCTAGACCCAAACCACCTAAGCCACCCAAGGTGGTGAAGGAACCCAAACCAAAGAAGGCCAAACATGTCCTCTCAGGGCAACACATCGACAACTCGTGGTACCCGAAGCAAACCAAGCCCGCACCCAAGCTGGCCATTTCCGGCGACTTGCTTGACATCTTTGCAGAAGCTCGTGAACAGATCGCCTCGGGAGCCGCACGGGGCAAGTACCAGCAAAACGGCAAGAACGCTAAGAGAAAGTGAAGAGGCACCTCTATGAGACAAGCATACAGAACCACAGTCATGATGTGGGCAATCGAGATTCATGATCGTGCCTTCCACAAGTCTGCATGGAGCACAGTGGGTTACTCACTGTACGAGCACAAGAGTGAAGCCCAGCACGACATTGACCAGTTTCAAATCAAGGGCAAGCCCATGAAGGTGCGTGTCACCATTGAGGCCGCTTCGCCATGAGCCGCAGACCCATAGGCATTTCAGTACCGTACAGAAAGGTAAACACTATGCCAGACGAAGACATACAGGTGCTCGCAATAACCATGAGCTACCTACACGAACGTGGGTTCACAAAAGAGCAAATTAAAAAAGCAGTGGACGCATGGTGGGCAGTAAAGAAAGACAAAAAATGACACAACTCATCACCCTTGACTTTGAGACGTACTACTCGAAAGACTATGGACTCAAAAAATACACCACCGAACACTACATCCGTGACGAGCAATTCCAAGTCATTGGATTCGCCTACAAAGTCGACGACGGAGACACCCACTGGGTCACAGGTACGGACAGGCAGATTACCGAAGCGCTTCATGAACTCGGTATCCCTAACGCCTACCTCATTTGTCACAACATGGCCTTCGACGGAGCAATCCTTGCATGGCGTTACGGCATCAAGCCGAAGTACTATCTCGATACCCTATCGATGGCACGACCCATTACTGGACTCACTGTTGGTGGTTCACTAGCAGCACTGGCCAAGAAGTATCTGCTGGACGAGAAGGGCACTGAGGTTGTCAACGCACTCGGTCTGCGCCGTGAAGACTTCAGCCGTGAGCAAATGGCCCGCTATGGTGAGTACTGCAAGCACGACGTTGACTTGACGTATGGGCTGTACCACATCTTCAAACAGTGGAACCCACCGAAGGAGCTCTACATCCAAGACCTGATGATTCGCATGTTCACTGACCCAGTACTCAAGCTGGACAAGGACGTGCTGGTTAACCATCTGTTCAACGTGCAGGACAAGAAGGCCAAACTGATGGAGCGTATCGACGCTACCGTTGGACGTGATGCACTGATGTCGAATCCAAAGTTCGCTGCTGTGCTGGAGAAGCTCGGTGTCACACCGCCCATGAAGGTTAGCCTTCGTACAAACAAGGAGACGTATGCCTTTGGCAAAACAGATCAAGAGTTCAAGGCTCTCGCCGACCATCCAAATCCAGCGGTGCAGGCCATCGTTGCTGCGCGTCTCGGCGTTAAGTCTACGCTCGAGGAAACGCGTACCGAGTCGTTTATTGGCATCGCCGAACGCGGCTCACTACCAATCCTCCTTAACTATTGGGGAGCGCATACTGGTCGTGCGTCTGGCGGCGACAAGATGAACCTTCAGAACCTGCCACGAGGCGGGGCTCTGCGTCGATCAATTACTGTGCCCGATGGTCACTCGTTGGTGGCTGTTGACTCAGCTCAGATCGAAGCTCGTGTCGTTGCATGGTGGGCTGGCCAAGATGACTTGGTTGAAGACTTCCGCAATAACGTGGACATCTATTCGTCGTTTGCGTCGGTGGTGTATGGCCGACCTGTTGACCGTAAAGCCAAGGCGATTGATGAGAACGGCAAAGAGTACAACCCAGACAAGATCGAGGGCTTCGTTGGCAAGACCTGTATTCTTGGCCTAGGCTACGGCATGGGGCCTGACAAGTTCAAGGCGACCCTGAAGATCGGTATGGGCGGTATCTCCGTGGACATGCCCATCGAGGACGCACAGAACACCGTGAAGCTGTACCGCGCCAAGTACGACAAGATCGCCCAGATATGGAAGGACGCACAGGGTGCGCTGGCTACTATGGCTCGTGGCCATGAGTGTGAGCTCGGTGTTGGCATCGCCCTGCGCTGTACCCCCGAAGGTGTCCACCTGCCTAACGGCACGATGATTCGCTACCCCAACCTGCGCAAGAACGCAGACGGCTACGAGTACGATGGACGCTACGGCCCGGTTAAAATCTATGGCGGTAAGATGGTGGAGAACATCGTGCAAGCGCTGGCTCGCATAGTTGTGTTTGACCAAATGGCCAAGATCGACATTGAGTTGCGTAAGAACGACAACCCCGAAGCTGACCGTCGATATAAAGTTGCACTGACCGTGCATGATGAGGTAGTATCTGTTGTACCGACTCCCGCTGCGAAGTGGTGTCTAGAGTACATGTTAGAGGTAATGAAAGTTCCACCTAAGTGGTGCGCTGACTTGCCTGTCTCATGTGAAGGCGACATCGGTAAGAACTATGCTGACGCAAAATAACTTAAAGACTTTGGTCTTTGAGAGGAACCCCTATGGCTATACCCGCTTGGACATACTCCCAGCTTGATAAATTCGAGACGTGCCCACGTCAGTTCTACCACGTTCGCGTGAAGAAAGATGTGAAGGAGCCACCCACTGAGGCAACGATGTGGGGCGAGAAAGTCCACTCTGCTATGGAGTACCGCATCAAGGACGGCACACCGCTGCCCGAAGGTATGACACAGTGGGAAGGTATTGCGGCTAAGTTCGCGGCACTCCCCGGCCAGAAACTCTGCGAAGAGCAAATGGCAGTGGACAAAAACTTCCAACCTGCTGAGTGGGGCAACGCATGGTCACGCGGCATCGCCGACTTACTGGTTGTCCATGGTGACAGAGCTGGCGTCTTCGACTACAAAACAGGTAAGCGCAAACTCACTGAGCAGCTTGAGTTGTATGTTGGGTATACGTTCGCACGATTCCCCGAGGTGAACTATGTGACGACTGGCTTCGTGTGGTTGCGTGACAAGAAGATCGACAAAGCCACCTATCATCGTGACCAGACAGCGACCATATGGAATGGCTTTCTGCCAAGGGTGCGCAAGCTGGAGAACGCTTACGAGCGTGACTCATGGCCATGCCGCCCTAGCGGTTTGTGCAAATCTTGGTGTTCTGTTTTGTCTTGTGAGTTCAACGGGAAAAGGAGTAGGTAATGGCAATGACACCAGAGGGTAAAGTTAAGCATGCTGTGAAGCAAGAGCTCAAACGACGGGACATTTGGTATTTTTTACCTGTGTCGAATGGCATGGGACAGGTAGGCATCCCCGATTTCATCTGCTGTATGGAAGGAACCTTCCTTGCAATCGAGACAAAGGCCCCCGGCAAGAGGGGCGACACCACGGCTAACCAAGACCGTGTCATCGCGGAAATCAGAGACCACTGGGGTAAGGCCATAGTGGTTGACGATGTATCTCAACTCATTGAATTTTTGGAGAACGACAAATGAACAAAGGCGGACCAAAGAAAGCAGCGTATGACAAAAGTTATAACGCACGACCCGAGCAAGTGAAGAAGCGCGAGATGCGCAACCAAGCCCGAGCTGAATTAGCCAAAGAAGGCAAAGTCAAGAAGGGCGATGGGCGCGATGTAGATCATAAGCACATGCTTGACGCTGGCGGGACTAATGACAAGGGCAACCTACGCGTGAAGTCGCAAACAGAGAATCGTGGGTGGAGAAAGGGTAAGACGGGGTACTCAACTTCATGAAGCGCTGTTCCCGATGTGGCGAGCAAAAGCCGATAGCCCTATACCCAAAAGCGCCATCATGTGCCAGCGGGTATAGAAGCTATTGCAAGGCATGTGATAAAGCACGTAAAGATGCTTGGCGTGCCGAACATAGAGACGCACACAACGCAAAGAGTCGAGCATGGGTATCTGCGAATCGTGAGAAACGAAAGGCAACGCAGGATGCTTACAACGCTATATACCGGGCCTCAGGGCGTGCTTTGGCGGTTACCCGCGCTTGGCGCGAGAGCAACGTACACAAAGTGAAAGCAAGCACAAACGCAAGGCGATCACGGATGCGTATAGCTACCCCGCCTTGGGCGGATATGGATGAAATTCGCAAGGTCTACGAAGCTGCGGCGGCTTCCGGGATGACTGTGGACCATATTGTCCCCCTACGGCATAAGCAGGTCTGCGGGCTTCATGTCGTGTACAACCTACAAATAATCTCAGCAAAGGAGAATTATGCAAAAAGTAACTTGTTTAATGGTAGCCGAAGCAGGTAAAAACTCATGGCGATAACTACGGTAAATGACCCAATTCGTTTGGTGGATACGGGTGTCTACACAATGTGGGGCTACCCAGTTCCAGCGAACGTAGCCCGTATAGAAATTACCCACGATCCCTACGGTGACAAAGTCGTCCGATGGATTGCCAAGGGTGACCCCACCATACATCGTATGGAGATGCCTGTCATTACTGATGACACCATTCTGGCTGTGCTCGCTGCAATGAGACTCTCATGCTAATTAGAAAAGACAAAAAAGCCCTCATCTTTAAACTGCGCAATCCTTCACGAGTTACCACTGTCATCCCGACGGCACGTTTGGTTACTCATGAGGGAGACACGCTTGTGGCTGTGCCGCACCGACCCGAGGAAGTTAAGGTGCTCCGTAATCTGGGGTTCAATCCACCAGACCCTATGGAGTACTACTACCAATGGCCGGGACGGTTCAAGCCATTCGCTGCACAGGTTGAGACTGCCAACTTCCTAGCTATGCACGACCGTGCTTTCTGCCTGAACTCTATGGGTCTGGGTAAGACAGTTACGTCGCTGTGGGCGTATGACTACATGCGTGAGTGCAAGCTAGTGAAGAAGGCTTTGATTGTCTGCCCGCTGTCTACGATGGAACGCACTTGGGCTGATGAAGTCTTCAAGACATTCCCGCATCTAGATGCTGCTGTGCTGTACGGTACTCGTGAACGCCGCAGGAAACTGCTGGCACAGAAGGCTGACCTGTACATCATCAACACCGATGGACTGAAGACCATCATGGACGACTTGGCTATGCGTGATGACATCGACCTCATCATCGTGGACGAGCTGGCCATGTTTCGTAACTCAGGCACCGATCGCTGGAAGACACTGAACAACATCTGCAACAAGCAGACGCATCGACGCGTGTGGGGATTGACTGGTGCACCAACACCACATGAACCAACAGACGCATGGGCCCAGTGCCGCATCGTCGTGCCAACGAGCCCCGTAGTACCCAAATACTTCGGCAAGTTCCGCGACATGGTGATGAAGCAGCTGACTCAGTTCAAGTGGGTGCCACGCAAAGACGCAGTGGATACAGTGAAGTCCATCATGCAGCCTGCTGTGCGCTTCGCGCTAGATGACTGTATTGACTTGCCCGAGCAGACGTTCGTCACCCGCGATGTGGAGATGACCACTGAGCAGAAGGCAGCATACAAGAACATGCTGGACAAGTTGAAGATGGAGTACGAAGGCGGCCAAGTGCTCGCTGTCAACGAAGCTGTGAAGGCCAACAAGCTGGTGCAGATCGCTTGCGGTGTAGCCTATGGCGCACATGGAGAGTACATCCACATTCCGAACAAGCCACGCATCGACGTGCTGAAGGAGCTCATTGAAGAGTCCGAGGGCAAGGTGCTTGTGTTCGTTCCGTTGACTGGTGTGCTCGAACATGTGGCTCAGGAACTTAGCTCCGAGTGGGAGACCGCATCCGTGCATGGGGGCACTTCAAAAATCGACCGTGATGAAATCTTTGGGGCGTTCCAAAAGACTGATCGTATCCGTGTGATTGTGGCTAACCCTGCAACCATGTCCCATGGACTAACCCTAACTGCGGCAACGACCATCATCTGGTACGCGCCTATCCACTCAAATGATATTTACGTTCAAGCGTGTGCTCGCGTTCGTCGCCCCGGGCAAACCCGTACAACAGTCATCGCCCATATTGCTGGGAGTGATATTGAACGACGTATTTATAAGCGATTACAGGCAAAGGAGAAGCTGCAAGGCTCCCTGCTGGAAATTATGAAAGGAATTGAGAGCGACCAGTAAAAACCACTATACACACGCACTGATTTGATGGTAACCTCCGTCCCCCTCACTGAAAGACAACAATGAAAATTTCTGAGCTAGTAGCCAAGTACATCGAGCTACGCGACAAAAAAGCTGAGTTCAAAGCTGCTTACGAAAGCAAAGTAGAGAAATTGGATACAGTCCTTGAACAGATTGAATCCGCTCTGCTTAAGACGTTTGAGCAAACTGGTATGGATTCCGTGAAGACCGAATATGGCACGGCCTATACTACTGAGCGCAGCACCGCTTCTGTGGCTGACAAAGACGCCTTCATGTCTTTCGTCAAGTCCCGTGAAGATTGGCATCTGATGGAAGTTCGCGCTTCTAAGACCGCCATCCAACAATACAAAGATGAACACCAAGACCTCCCGCCCGGTATCAACTGGCGCTCGGAGCGCGTGGTCAACATCCGTCGTTCATAACCCTCAACCCACTGGAGAAAACTAAGATGTCAAACATCATCCCCTTCGACACCGCCTCTGGCAACCTGCCAGCCTATTTGAAAACAGCTAACCGCGCAGCAGTCAACGACGACTTGACGGCCCACGCTGGCACGGGCTTCCCCGTTATGTCCATCAAGGGCAAGAACTTCACCGTTGTTCGTGACGGCGAGCGCACTGTGCTGACCAAAGAAGTGGACGGCGAGAAGATCGCAGTGCCTTCGATTGAAGTCGTGTTGGTCAAAGCCAACAAGGGCACCAGCAAGGTGTTCTACATGAAGGGCTACCAAGAGGGCAGCGAGGCTACCAAGCCTGATTGCTTCTCCAACACTGGTGACCGTCCTGACCCATCCGTGGCCGAGCCACAAGCCAAGTCTTGCGCACTGTGTGCACATAACCAATGGGGCTCCAAGATCGGTGACAACGGCGGTAAGGGCAAGGCTTGCCAAGATAGCGTCCGTATGGCCATTGCCACTGCTGACCTGATTAACGACCCCTACTTGTTGCGTGTGCCCCCAGCATCGATCAAGTCTTTGGGTGAGTACGGCAAGATGCTCGCTAAGCGCGGCGTTGGCTACAACATGGTGGTTACCCGTATTGGCTTCGATATGGAGTCTCCCACTCCCAAGCTGACCTTCAAGCCCACAGGTTTGTTGAGCGATGCGGGCTACGCCCAAGTGCAAGAAGTCATGGCGTCCGACGTGGTGCAAGCCATTCTCGGTTCTGAGGGTATCGCTGCTGCTGCCGCTGCTGAAGCTACCCCCGCTGAAGATGATCTGCCCGTTGTGGAAGTCAAGACCGCTGCCGTGGCCGAGAAGCCCAAAGCTGTGGCGAAGCCAAAGGCTGAACCCAAGCCTGAGCCAAAGCCAGTTGTTGCCGACGCACAGGTTGACATGCCTGACTTAAACCTCGACGATCTGAACTTCGACGACTAATGGTTTTACGGGGGGCTACGGGCAATCCTGCCCAGCTACAGTAGTAGTCCCCCTCCTTCTTCCCAGCCCTTCGGGGCTTTCATTTTCTGGAGAAATCATGTCATACCAAGTTGACCAGCGCAAAGTCGCTGGTGTCGTAGTCGAAGCAAACCTCGCCCTGAGCGGCAAAGATTTCAACCACGGAGAAATCATCATCGGTTTAGCTGAGCTGTTGGCACGAGTTATCGTGGAAGCAGCAGACACAAACATTCAAGCTAAAGAGTTGGTGAAGGTGGCCATGGCCCACATGGATCGCACCATCACTATTGGCTCTCACGCCACAGGTAAATCAATCATCGCGCAGGCATAACATGGACGCACTCACCTTCCTCAAAACAATCTTGCCGGAAGATGGGTATAAGTTCGTTGGCCTGAGTCGTGCCGGAACCCCCGGCATCGCCCACAAGGCGTATGAATCATTGGAGCTGATGGCTGAGGCCATCGCTTCTTACGACAAGCAAACTAACTTAACTGTCTATCACGCATGCGCTGCTTACAAGGAGCCAAGCTATGAAGTACTCATCAACGGAGAGACTAAGAAAAAATATCGCGGCGAACCGAATTGGTTTCGAGCAAAGGCGTTCTGGGCAGATATTGACTGCGGAGAGACAAAGGCTCTGGAGGGAAAAGGTTACGCAACAAAGAGAGATGCTGCGGTGGCTATTGTGGGTTTTTGTCGTGCCCATGGGTTCCCTGACCCTATGCTCGTCGATTCTGGAGGTGGTATTCACTGTTACTGGCCCCTCACGCAGTCTATTGGCCCAAATTCATGGCGAACTATGGCCAGTGGTTTCAAGTCCAGTCTGGCAGCTGCTGGTCTTTTGGTTGACCCTACTCGTACTGCCGACTTATCGTCAGTACTCCGACCAGTTGGAAGCCATAACAGAAAGCCCGGACGAGACCCCCGTCAAGTAAAAGTCATACGCGAAGGCGTAGCTGTAAACCCCAAAGATTTTCACGCAGCAGTCCAAGCGGCTGTTGCCAAGTACGACGTCATCCCTCAGCAACTGATTAGCCGCACCCCCGTGGAAGGCTTGAACGATGACCTGATCGGCCACCTCGGCCCCCAAATTGAATCATCTGCCCAAGAGGTCGCAAACCACTGCGCTCAAGTTGGCAAGATGCGTGACACCAAAGGAGACGTTGACTATGAATCATGGCGCGGCATCATTGGGATCATCAAGCACTGTGTCGAGGGAGAACCTCTGGCACATGAGTGGAGCGAACTGCGGGCCGCTACTGGCCACTCTAATGTCGATGTTGATACCCGTTATCACACTTGGGATAGTGGCCCTGCTACTTGTGAATATTTTCAGCGCTGCAACCCGACCGCCTGCGAAGGCTGTGTTCATAAAGGAAACATCAAATCACCAATCGTGCTGGGACGACTTCTGCCTGAACCAGCAGAATCAGTTGTCGAAGTAATCGACGAGGCTAAGCCTGACCAAGTGTTGGAAGCCACTGTGCCTCCAATGCCCGAGGGTTATGAGTACCAGACTGGGCACATGCTGCGTTTCATCCGTGACAAAGACGGTGTGATGCAGCCATACACGTTCTGCCGTACGCTGTTCTACCCAATCCAACGGATCAAAAAATCTGATGGCGCTTTTGCGTTCACTATCCGCATGCACTTGCCTGACCAACGGGTTCGTGACTTCGAGGTGGACACCTCTGCATTGGCCTCTTCTACCGACTTGCTCAAAGCATTGTCTAAGTATGAGCTGATGCCATCCAACAACAAGGACTCAACGATGCACATGACCGCGTACATCCGCGACTCAATTCACAAGCTGATGGCCGAGCAACGTGAAACCGACACACTGACTGCGTTTGGCTGGCGCGACAACATGAGTGGGGTGCTACTTGGAGACAGGCTCTATCACCAAGATGGTTCAATTCGCAAAGTGTTTATCGGTGGCGCTGCCGCAGATCACCGCGCTGCTTATCCTGAACCTCGTGGCTCTCTTGCTGCTTATTCCGCTGCTGTTAACTACATCTACAACCGAGAAAACAGTCAGGCTGCCCAATACGTATTCTGCAATGTGTACGGTTCACTCATCACCCCATTCGGAGAAGATAGTTATAACGGTGCCCTCGTCGCAGTGAACTCTGGTGCGTCTGGCAAAGGCAAGACTTCTGTGTGGCGTTCTGCGCTGTACGGTATCTGCGATGCCAACAAGATGATCTTCGCTGGTAAGGAAGGTGCGACTCGCAATGCGCGGTGGGCAATCGTCGGTGCACACAAGAACATCCCCGTGGTGTTTGACGAGATGACTGACATGGACGCAGCGGAAGTTTCTGCTATGGCCTACACAACATCTCAAGGTACTGACCGTGCCCGTCTGACTTCTGCTGGCGGTAAGGTTGGCTTCGCGGAGCAGCACACTTGGAAGACTGTGGTTGGTTTAACTGCCAACGAAGACATGCACTCCAAGCTGGCTGGCCACAACGCCAATACGCAAGCTGAGGCAGTTCGTATGATCGGCATTAACTTCGCCACGTACAACGTGCCCATCATTGACCCAGCGGTTGAAGTATCCAACGCTATCGACACCATGCGTGAAAACATGGGCAACGCTGGTCATGAGTTCGTGAAGTACATCGTGACGCACCAGCAGGAAGTCGCTGACCTCTACGCCAAGATCGAGAACAAGATGAGCCGCTTGATGCCGCAGTCTGAGTATCGTTTCTTCCGTAGCCATGCGACTTGCACATTGGTGGCGGCCAAGATTTTGATCGACCATAACATCGTGGACTTCGACTTCCAAAAGCTCGAGGACTTCACCGTTACGTTGATGACTGACTTGACTGCTGCGGTGTCCAAGGGCAACGTGACTGACCCAGCCGAAGGTATCAGCCGCATGATCCGTGAGATGTCTAGCCGCATCTTGGTGACCGTAGGCTACCGCGATACCCGTGCTGATGCTCGTGGCCCTGAGGAGTCTTTGTCCCGTATCAACGGCGTGGCGGTTGGTCGTCGCATACTGGGTTCACCCAACAAGAACTCTGGTGAGACTGTTGACCCCAAGCTGGTTGGCAAGCTGTTCATCGCCAAGAAGGACTTCTACGACTGGTGCGCCAAGAATCGTATGGAGCCCAAAGAGGTGCTGAAGTTTGCACAGGAGAAGAAGTGGGTTGGCAAGAGCTCTGAGCGGTTCAACATCGGTCGTGGAACTGCCCACTCGACAGGCGCATGCGTCTGCTATTGCTTCGACTTCGCTGCTATGGAAGGCGCTGTTGATAAAACAAGTGGCCCGACGGTTGTCAGTTTAGAGACTGCTGCGGTATCATCCGCTGGCCAGTAAGCAGTTGCTGGCTGTCTCTAGATGAGGGTTTTGCCCCCGGCGTAAAAACCGGGGGCTTTTTTCACTTAGTCCAAGGGACGCTGTGAATGAGCTGGGTAAATAACGCGCCCAGAACGCCGCCAGCCCCACCAAACATCATGAGAACTTTCCACCCGCCTTTGGCCTCAGACAGGGTGGTATTGATGTCCGACAAGGTTTTATTCATGGCTGCCATGCTCTCGACGAGCTTGTCCATGTCCTCTTGGAGGTGGCGAATGTCAGCAGCGTGGGTAGCTAGCTCGCGGGCTGTTTCGATTGATTCTGGCATGTCAGCAAGTTCCTTTTTCTTTGTATTTGTCCCACTGCGGTGCGTCCACCGAAGCGTATAGATATTGTGCAGCAAACTCTAGCAAGGTTGGGTCATCTCTGAAGTGCCCAAGGCCCCGATTACAGTGCCCACAAAGCATGCCGCGAACTTTTCCGGTTGCATGATCGTGGTCTACAACCAGCTTGGCTTCATCCCCGCAGATCACACACTCATGAGTTGTTGCTTTGATGTCTGCTAAGGCTTCATCAGAAATAACATCGCGGAACTTGCCGCGTGAATTTGCATTTCTATACGCGCTTCGGCATGAGCGGCACCAACTGTCGTACCCCGACTTAGTTCTATTATGCAATGGGAAGTGATCTGCGTTGAGCAGCTTCTCCTCGTGGCATCTAGTACAAGATTTAGTTAACAGTTCCATGCCTTTAAAGACAGCGCTTTACGCGTTGGCTTACCTTTTTCGTCTTTCATTGGGCCGGGCATACCCCCCATTCGGGCGCAGAATGACTTCCGACGTGCAGCGTCTTTATCTGTTTTTGGGTGGGGGGCTGGGGGCTTCAGGTTCATACCTTCTTTTTTAGCAGATGCCCGCCCCTTGGCGTTGAGCCCGCCCTCAGGATTTTTGCCTTCTTTACGTTGCCATGCTGGTGATTTAGCCATGATTATTCCTCTGTTGCGAATCGTGCTTGGTCAGCAAAAGGTTTCTCGCGTTTACCGATACGTAAGCCAGCCTCATTGCGTTCGGTTGCCATTTTACGGCGAGCCTGAACTGCTTTCAGTTTTGTGGACATATCGATCTTCACGGTCTTCTCTGGGTGGCGCTCGTTGAAATCAGCGATCTCGGCGTCGACGTCAGTGGTTGGCTCACCCTTCATCTTAGCCTCAGAGTATTCGCGCAACAGGCGAGTGCGCACGTCAGTGGCAGCCATCTTGGCTTCTTGCATTGCTGCATTGGCCGCGTAGTACTCTGATTCCTTGGTGGGTGTGAAGCCCATACCGCGCAGTGTCAAGTCCCATGCGTCGAACTTCTCTGGCGGCAGGATTACGTTACCGCGCTTGTCAGTCATGCCTTCATCGGCATAGCGATACGTGCGCAGTGCGTCCTTCACAGCCTTGACTGGGATGACCTTCTCCATACCCTTCATCACATCACCGTTGGCCATGGCCACGATGCCGTCATACATTGAGCCCACCATACCTACGGGAGCACCGAGCGTAGCGTAGAGCGCGTTAGCCACAGTGGACTGCCCAGTAGCGCCTCGTTGAACGAAGGGAATCGGGTTAGCAATATCGGCCATACCAACACGCTGAGACAAGTCAGCGCCGAGAGCCGCAGGTACACCCTTGGCCACCAACAAAGCCATGTCCTTACCCAGCCAGTCGGCCAAGAAGTTGCGGTACTCAGTTTCGAAGTCCCATGGCTCATCGTCGTCACCGAAGGCAGCGGCGATCAGGTTAGCGATACCAGCCACGCCCACTGTACCCATCAGAGGCATGCCAGTCGTACCAGCCATCAAGCCAGTAGTCATGTACAAACCAGCGATAGTGCGGCGAGCGATGCGGCGGTCTTCCGCAGTTGCCTTGCTGCCGGGCAGAGCATCGGAGATGTTCTTGGCAATCAAATACAACATACCTTGTTGGTACTTGCGGAACTGGAAAATCATCTTGGCCAATGGCTTTGAGCCAAACACTTGGCGCATGTGGCGTGGTGCGTTCAACTCAGAATAGTTCAACTGAGTCTCGGACACAGTACGAGCAGCGTAATTCACGGCAGCCGTGTGGCGCTCTTCCTCGGTCATAGGAGCAGACTTCAAGGATTCCATCTTCAAGCGATAGGCAGACAACGCAGTAACAGCACGGTTGGCCAACTCAGTGATACGCACTGGTGTATTCACCAGTTTGACCACGTCGCTCATACCACCGAGCTTGCCGCCAGTAGCCTTGGAAATCTTGTCGTCAAAGATGCCCTTCTGTGCAGAAGCCACAGCGGCCAAGTCATGCTCCATAGTGATGTCCAGCACGTTGCGGTCGAGCAAGTCACGGAACATACGATCTTCATTGGAGCCTGCTGGGAACAGGTTGTTCCAGTTCAACTCGCTACGCCAGTCACCGTCCTTGTAAGTGGACTTGATGATCTTGGCAGTGTCGGCCAAAGCCATGGCCATAGCGCGTTTAGTAGCACCCATGCCGTGACGTGCACCCAGCCAAGGGGCCGTAATCATTGGCACCTGAGTCATGTTGGTCAGCAAGAACGCTGGAGACAAACCAAGGTGGGCAAAGTAGCTGGCGTTAACCATTGCATCGGTCAGAGCAGACTGAGTGTTGTCCATGGACAACTTTGTACGCAGCTTCAGCTCATTCTTGATCTGTTGCATCTCGTTATCACGACGCGCTGCTTTGCCAATATTAGCCATGGCTACATTCAGATCATTACTGAACTTCAGGCGGCTGATGTAGTGTGATTGGCTAATAGAGGTGCTTGCGAACACTTGTCGCATATCCTCGTTCTCGCCGTACACACCCTCACGCTGCATCTGATTCTTCAAAGCATGGTGCTCTGGCAACATGTCAAACATCATCTGGTTCAGCATGCTCTTGACTTGCGCTTGCGTGTCGCCGCCAATCTGGCTAGTGATGTACTCTTCCATCTTGGCGAAGTTAGGCAGCTTGGTCGTAGTGGAGGCCAAGGTCTTTTCAATGTCTACTTCTTTGTAGTAGCTGTCGCCCATGGACTCTTTGAACTGCTCAGCGGCTTTCTTGGCCTCATACAGAGTGTTGAACGAGCTGGTCTTATATTGGTCAGCTTGCTTGCGCAGCGCAGCCAATTCAGTTGTCTCAGAGCTGGAGAGACCGGAGTCTTCTTTCTTAGCCATCAACTCTGCCACACGGGGGGACATGCCCACAGCGTAGTATTTACCAGTGCGACCCAGCGGGAAGTACGGGCCCTTGAGCTTGGAGTACAGCTCTTGGATTTCCTTGAGCTCTTTACCGCCCAGCTTAGCAGCAGCCTCTTCCATGATGGCCAGACGCGTAGCAAACGCATCTTCATAATACTTTTTGACTTTGGCGTAGACGTCCCGGCCACTGTTAGTCAGGCCATCGTACAGGTCTTTGACTTCTTGCTCCGTTCCGTTAGCAGCGGCAACGCTCAAAGCAGGATCGTATTGCGCACGCGTGGCGGAGCGCATAGTCTCAGACAGACGCTTGGCTTCTTTGGGGTCCAGCTTTGCCCACAAATGGTCAATCTTGACAGCCTTATCCACCATGTCTTTGGACATCATCTGCATGGCAATAGACACATCTGCGTAAGCGCGAACCACTTGGCCGGGGGACTTGTCCAGTTCAGCCAGTTGGTCTAGGGTCAAGAAGCCCAGCTTCAGCTTGTGCAGGGTTTCCTTGGGGCTAGTGATCGCGGCGTCCAGCCACTCGCCAGCCTTGGCGAAAACACCAGCGGGTTGCGAGGCTTCTTTACCGAAGCGCATGCGCTGACGATCTGCGGCCACTTGGCTGCCAACGCGGAAGATGTTCTTGTCGCTAAACAAGATGCGGTTGTATGTGCGTGGGTTCTCTGCCAGAGAAATTT